AGGTAGCACCAGCGTCGATCGCAGAACGTCGTCGCAGCGGTCGGGTACTCGCGCAGGTACGGCCCAGAACGGCGCGTTGTGCCAATCATCTGCGCTTCCTCGGCTTGGTGGCGGGTGGGCCCTCGTAGGCGAGCGCGCGTTGTGTGCGCGGCGCCGGCACGCCGGCCGGGCGCACCTCGGGGTGACGGTCGCGGATGTTGTAGATCGTCTGCTCGCGGACCTTGTAGCGCTTGGCGAGCCGGGTGACGTGATCGCGGTGCGACATGCTGGGCGACTTCTGCCAATAGGCCGTCGCGATCTCGCGCTCTTTGTCGTCATCGAACTGGCGTGGCGCGCCGCCGACGCGGCCCTGGGCGCGCGCGTGCTCAAGGCCGCTATGCGTCCGCTCAAGCGTCAGGTCGCGTTCGAACTCGGCGAGCGCGCCGATGATCCGAAACAGCAGCTTGCCCCAGGACGACGTGGTGTCGACCGGCTCGGTTAGCGACCGGATCTGGACGCCGCGCTCCTTCATCGCCTCGGCCAGCATCATGAGATCGACCAGGCTGCGCGAGATGCGGTCCATCTTCCAGACCACTAGGACGCTCGCCTCCCGGCCATGCTCGGCGGGGCGGCACGCTTTGAGCGCGGACATCAGGCCGTCGCGCTTGTCGAGGCTGGCGCCCGACTTGCCCTGATCGGCGTAGATGTCGGTCGGATCGACCCCGTAGCGCTTCAGCGCCTCGATCTGCATGTCGACGGACTGGTCATCGGTCGACACGCGCGCATAGCCGACGAAGTGGCGTTGCTCCTGGCGCAGGGGCTTTTTAGAAGCTTTCAACGATCGACCCTTGCTTGCCACGTCTACAGAACCTCAGTTGGCAAACACTAGCCCAACGAACCTACTTGCGCAAGTTCGTTGAGCAGAGTATAAGGCTGCCATGCGTGGTTCAGATCACCGTGGCTGGTCTCGCGATAGGGGCCAGCAAATCGGCATACCTTCCCGCCCCGGCCGGGACGTGTCCGAGGATGGTGCAGCCGGGAGCGCACGGCCCCGATGCGGTTGGAAATCAGGCAAAGCCGGGCGCGCCGGCGGAGCGGGTGGAAGCCCCGCACCCGTTAACCGCTAAACGCCCGAGGCACACGATGCAGATCCCAGGAACACCCGCTGACGCCGCTAAGGCGCTCGCCGCCGAGATCACGGCGCCGCTCCACCGCGACTTGCTGGTCAAGCTGGTGGTTGACCTGTCCAGCGCCCTCTGCGACGAGGGCGACGGCTGGTCTAATGACGGTGTGGATCGTCTGCGCCGCCGCGTCGCGTGCGCGGTCCCGCTCGCCGATCTGCCCGACTGGCTCAAGCCCTACCGGGCGGCCGATCCCGTCACTCTCGTCTCGTCCAAATAACCCCGAGGATCGCATGGCCCGACACATCCTGATCATCGACCGCCTGATCACCGCGAACCGGCGCGCACTGGTGCGCCGCGCCAAGCTGAGCATCCGGGAGCAGTTCTCGGCGCGTGGCTGGCAGCGCGGCTGGGACGCCTGCCCCGATCTCAAGGTGATCGACACCAAGCTGTTCGCCGAGCGCGACTTAACGCGGGACGCAATGGACCGCGCCGCCGAGCTTGCCCATCGCCGAGCCGAGGCGGCTGAGCGCGCCCGCTACCGCGCCGCCGCGCAGGCCGCGCGTATCTCGGCGGACTGTGCCTGATGGCCGATAGTATGACACGCGAAGCTGAGGGCGATCTGATCTGCGCTGAGATCATACGGTCAGCAACGGCGCTTCAAGCCGCCATTTACGAGCGGATGGACGGCAACCCCAAGGCCACGCGCACCATGCAGGCGATCGTGCTCAAGATCGTTTCAGATTTCGAGAGGCTGGAGGAGATCGACCGATGAGCCGCAACTACCAGGACTTCGACATGGACCGCGATCAGCGCCTCGCTGATATCGCTGCCGACGAGCGGTCTTATGACCAGCGGTGCGCGGCAGCGGCTGACCCGTTGACGACGGGGATCAACATCATCGGGCAGGAGCTTCGCGACCTGCAGGCCAAGAACAAGGCCATGCGGGACCTCCTGACGAAGCTCCGCAGCCAGGCGGTCGTCAAGCGCGACCTCGCCTGCGAGCGGTGCGAGAACATGGCCGCCATGGAGTGGGGCCACGTCGTCAGTCTAATCGACCAGGTCCTTTAGCCCTAACAAACCCCCGAAATCCGATGCCCAAGCTCCAGCCCTTCAACGCGGACGCGAAGTGCCCGAAGTGCCGGTCCGATCAAGTCGGCTCGATCTGGCGTCCCGTGCGCGATCAGCGCGGCCCGTCCGAGCGGTGGGATAACGATGCGCCGGACCAGGAGTGCATCGAGCGCCATTGCCAGCGGTGCCATTTCGAGTGGTGGGAAAAGCCGCTCGATCGGGTGCCCGTCGTCGAAACCGCCAAGCCCTAACAAACGCCCAAATTCGGAGCCGCCATGATCCCGAGTGAAGTCGCCGCCATCGCCGATCTGATTTGCCTCAATTGGCCGAACCTCGACGAGATCGGGCGCGCCGAGGTCATCCAGGCGGCCTACCGGGTCTACGAGGCCGGTTACCGGATCCCTGAGACTGCCGACGCCTAAGCCCCAACAATCGCCGCAAAAGGAGAACGCCATGGACAACCAGCACAAGCACATCAAGGGCTACCGCGACCTGACCGCCGACGAGATCGCGCTGATGAACGAGGGCAAGGCGCTCTCCGAGCAGGTCGGCGCCTACATCGAGAAGCTGCGCGCTTCGCCGGGCCTCGATCAGCGCTGGGTGTCGGTCGGCGCCACCGACCTGCAGAAGGGCTTCATGGCCGCGATCCGCGGCATCGCCCAGCCGACGACGTTCTGATGACCGACCGTCTGGGCGACGCGCCAATCCAGGCGCGCTACCGGGAGCAGATGAACGCGATCGCCGAGGCGCTCGACGACGTGTTCAACCCCGGCAAGTCGGGCAACGACCGCGAGACGGGCTTCGTGCTGCTGGTCTTCCCGTTCGGCGAGGCCGACACCGGCCGCTGCAACTTCATCTCGAACGGCGCCGACCGCAAGGACGTGGTCAGTCTGTTCAAGGAGATGATCGCGCGGTTCCAGGGCCAGCCTGAAATCAAGCCGCCAGCTTTGCCCCAGTAAACGCCGGCCTACGCCGGAATGAGCCTGCGCCACCACGCTGGCCCGCTTCAGGCCGACCTGCGCCGCGCCCACTCGCGCAGCACGTCCATCGCCAGCCTGGCGCGTCTCAGCTTCTCCTCGATCGGCGCGGCGGCGAGCTCGGCTAGCTCAGCCTCCTCGCTCCACACGGTCACCGGCGGCCTGGGCTCGACGGGTGGCGGTGCGGGCCGTTTCTTCCAGCGCGCGTTGTACGCGAACGCCGTGTCGTCGCCGGCGAGCTTCCGCTGCCAGCGGCGCTCGATGTGGCGGCGGTAGCCGTCCTGCATGGCCTTGAGCTTGCGCGCGTGGCCTTCGGGCGTGACGGGACCGCGCAGCAGGCCGCCGTGGTAGCGGCAGCGGCCGTTCCACATCGCCGGCTGGCGGCAGGGGCGGCCCTCATGCTTCCTAAGCGGTAGTCCGCACAGCTTGGCCATCGATCGTCTTCCCGTTCAGCGCCGCCTTCTCGCGCTTCAGCTTGTCCAGCAGGTCGTCGAGCCCGTCGCGCTTGCGGCGCCACATCTCGGTGTCGACGCGGATGGCAGCCTGGACGACGTCGTGGCAGGTGCGGGCCTTGGTCGCGAGGATGCGGGCGGCGTCCTCGACGGGCACGCCGGTCTTGGCGTCCTTCACCGGATATTCGAGGATGACCTGCCACTGCTCGAGCGCGGTGCCGACCAGCTGCTCGAGGTGGTCGGCCTTGTCTACGTCGAGAACGACAGTCCCGTCGCGTAGCCGTGCGCCTGGATCTCCGGTAGCTGGCGCTTGAGCCGGGAGCCGATGTCCGTCCGCCACATGGGGCTGCCCGGCATCGAGAGGCGTTTCAAGACCCGGTATGACTGGTCCCGCGCCGCCTTCACCGTCTCGCCGGTTCCCGTCGTCACCAGCACGTAGGTCCCCGCGCTGCACCACGTTGGCGCCTCGACGACCTTGTCGCCGACCATGGCGGGGGCGTTCGCCATCATCATCATGCATGGGTGCACGTTCTCCAGGATCGACGGGGTGACGCCGCGCAGGGGCAGGCCGGTGACTTCGTCGATGTTGCGATGGTCGTAGGGGTAGTCGGGCAGGGACATGACCACGCCGGCGGCGACGGTGTCCATGACGAAGGCGTGCGCGTCCTTGCCGCTGGCGAGGTCGAGCATCCACTGCGCGTGGTCGCCCTTGTGCAGCGCCTGCTGGATGTTGAACGCCGGCCAGCCGGGGCGCATCGTGAACTCCAGCGGCCAGGGCTTGCCCTTGTCGTCGATGATGCAGTTGACGTCGATGCAGCCCACGTAGCCGATTTCCTCGAGCTGGTCGGCCAGCGGCTCCAGCACCAGGCGGGCGAGCTTCGAGCGCTTGACGAAGCGCATGACGGTGCCCTGCTCGCCGGTGGCGGGGCCTTTGTCGTCGTTCATCAGCGGCTTGAACTCGAAGTTTTCTTCCCAGCCCTGGTTGAAGCCGCCGGGGCCGAACCAGGCGCCGACGCCCATCTCGCAGCCGCCGATGAACTCCTGCAGGATGAAGGCGCCCTTGAGCTTGCCGAGCTTCTTCCAGCGTTCGAGCATGAACACGAGATCGGCGGCGTCCTTGGCGACGTAGGACAGCGACTTGTCGCCCTCGACGCCCGACGGCTTGGAGACGAAGCGGCGGCCCTCTTTCTTCACGTAGGCGATCGCGGCGTCGTAGTCAGTGAACTCGCGGCTGGACGGGGTGTCGATGCCGGCGCGCTCCAGCACCTTCATGCCGGCGTCGCGGTCGAGTTCCCAGGCGGCGCCGGCTTCGTTCGGCCCGACGACGGGGAAGCCGCGGGCGCGCCACTGGTCGATCTCTTTGACGTACTTGGTGTTGTCGGTCATGAACCGGAGGTCGGCCCACTTCATGTGCTCGCGCCAGTCGCGCACGACGGTAACCAGGCCCTTGCCGATGTTCTTGGTGCGCGGGGTGTCGGGGACGGCCCAGCGCACGTCGTGGCCGTCGCGCTGGCAGCGCAGGCACCAGTCCAGGGCGTTCTCGCCGTAGCTGTCGATGACCAGGATTTTCATCGCCCCAGCGCCTCGTTGCGGATCGCCTTGCGCCGGGCCAGCGTCTCCTTCCGTCGCTCGAAGTTCTCGGTGCGCTCGGGCGAGATGATGAAGCCCGGCGACCGCTGCAGGCCCATGGTCGAGGTGATGTACGGCCCGATGCCTGGGTCCTCGTTGCCCATCCGCTCGGCCTCGGCGCGCTGCTGCTGCGCGCTGCGGATCGAGAACGGCAGCACCTGCTTGCCGGCGTACTTGGCGTAGTCGCCGACCTGGCCGAGGAAATCGTGCTGCGGGTCGCGGATCAGCGCGCCGTAGAAATCCTCGTTGGCCGATAGCTGGGTCAGCACGCCGATCAGCGGGTGCGCCTTCGACGCCAGCGTGTGCAGCGGCGCGCGCTCATATTCCAGCACGTCCTTGATGTACGACGGCACGGTCACCCGCTCCTCGTCGCCCTTTTCGGTCAGCCGGCCGGTGCGCGGAAAGAAATAGTCGCGCGCCTCTCGCGGCGCCTCGCCGGTGTAGAGGTAGTTGATCACCGCGCCGTAGAACGCCGTCACCATCGGCATGGCGATCGCGTAGGCCATGCGGTGGGTGAACTCGGGCTTCGCGCCCTTGGCCGCCTGCGCGATGAAGCGCGCGCTGTCGACGGCGCTGCCGCCAAGCTCGCGGATGGTGCCCAGGTTCCAGCCCACCGAGCGCACGCCGATGAACAGAAGATCCTTCTGCACCTTGTTCCAGAACACGTTGTCGTAGACCATCTGGCCCAGCCGGTTGTCGACGCTGTCCCAGATCGTCTGCATGGCGGTCCGCATCTCGGCGGGGCCGGCGTTCGGATGCGTCCGCATCCAGTCCTCGGCGAGGTTGTAGAAGGTGCCGAGCTTCTGGCGCGGCACCAGCCACTCCATGACCGGGTGCGAGATATCGCGGATGGCGCGCGTCGCCAGGTCGAACGGCGCCTTGAGCGCGGTCGCGACCGGCTTGTCGCGGAACGCCTGGCGCATCTCGTTCACGAGCGAGCCGTCGCGGAGGGACGACACGAAGCCGCGCGACGGGCTGGCGGCGTAGAACTGATCCATCGCGATGCGGCCGCCGCCCTCGGTCAGCGCGTTCACCATGCGCTGCATCGCCGGCGTGGCGTCCTGCGGGTTCAGGTATGCCTCGCGCAGACGGTTGCCCTTGATCGCGGTGGACAGCGACGTGGTCGGCGAGAAGCCGCTGGCGATCGACTTGGCCGCGCCCTTCATCTCGCCGCGCGACGCCCGCTCCAGCCCGCGCGCCACCTCGCTGATCATCGTGTCCATGCTGGTAAAGGCGGCGTGGAAGAACGACAGGCCCAGCTGCATCTGGTTCAGCGCGTTGCCGGCGTAGCGGATGCCGTCGTACAGCGGCTCGCCCACCAGGCCCTTCGACGTGTAGTTGTTGAACACCCGCGCGACCTCGGGCGGCGCGTAGGTCTTGTGCGGCAGCCGCGACACCGACGGATCGTTCAGCGGCACCCAGCCGGCCGGCGCGCGCTCGCCCATCTTCACCCGCTTGATCAGCCCGTCCTGGTCGAGCGTGCGCAGCGTCTGCTCGCCATAATAGAACTTGTCGAGCTCGCGCAGCTTGATCAGCGTCAGGTCGATCGGGTCGGTGGTCAGCGGCTTGTAGCCGGCCTCGATGCCCTCGCGCACGGTGTCGAACACGCGCTCCTTCAGGAAGGCGCCCGACCCCTTGAACGGCGACTTCGCCTGGGCGGCCGCCTGGGCACCCTCCAGCGCCGGCCGCGCGCCGGGCACCTGGTTCATGTCCCAGATGTGCGGGAAGTAGTTCTCGACCGCGCTCTCCAGGTAGCCGCTGCCCAGGGACTGGATCTTGGCCTTGCGCTCGTCCAGGGCCTTGCGCAGGGTGTCGGCGATCGGCTGGAGCTCGGCGGTGGGCTGCTCGGCACCGCTCTCGATGGCGTCGATGAAAGACAGGCGCGCGTCGTCCGGCAGGGCGTTGACCGTCTTGCGGTAGCCCTTCAGGGCCTCGGTCGCCTGGGCGGTGTCCTGGGCCAGCTTGCCGGCGCCGGCGCGGATGGTCGTGCCCGTCTGAGCGGCTTCCTCGGTGAGGGTGCTGGGCGACAGCACGCGCTCGATGGCGTTCAGGGGGGCGCTGTCGCGCAGGCGCGAGCGCGGGGCCGCTGCCGGCTGGGGCTCTGGGGTCGGCTCCGCGGCGGCCGGCTGGGTGGGCTCGCGCGGGACCCGGCCGCTGATCGTCTCCGGGCGCAGGCCCTCGTCCGCGGCGGCGGTCTCGCGCGGCGCGCGGCGGAACACGCCGGCGATCCCGCTCTCCAGGGGGATGGCGAACTGCGCGCCGACCTCGTTCTCGTGCCGGAACTGCTCGGCCTGCCCGCGCGACAGGCGCACGAACTCCGGGTCCTGGCGCGGGTCCTTGCCCTCGGCCTTCAGGCGCTTCTGCAGGGCGGCCCGGGCCTCGAAGTTGGCGCGCGGGTCCTCGGGCGGCTGGGTCGGGCGGCTGGTCGGGCGCATGGCCGCGGCCTCGGGCGGCAGGCTGCCGGGCTCCGCGCCGCCGCGCACCGGCTCGAGCCAGCGGTTGATCGTGTCGGTGATCGGCTGCACCTGCCGATTGGCCCAGGCGTTGGCGTCCTTGAGCGCGCCCATGACGCCGGTGCTCTCGGCCGGCTGGTCGCCGATCGTGAACTTGGGCGCGGCGGCGGGGCTGTCGCCGATGGTGAACTTCGGCGCCGCCGGCTTGGCCGGGGCCGGGGCGGGCGCGTCACCGATCGTGAACTCGGGCATGGCCTATTGCGCGCTGCGCGCGCCTGCGCCGCGGCGGGCGCGGTTCAGGTCCCCCAGCGTCCCGTCATCACCGCCCGGCACATAGCGATCGGGGCCGGTGCCCCAGGCGGCGTCAACCTCGCTGGGGGCGTTGCGGCCGCGGATGACGACGCGCTGCCGTGCCGGCTTGGCGGCCGGGACCGGCCCGCCGCCGCCGCCCTCGGGCTCGGCGTCGCCGCCACCACCCTCGCCGGCCTGGACCCACTTGCCGCCCTTGGCGCGCGCGATGATCTTGCCGTCCATCTTCAGAGGCTCGCCGTCCTTGACCCCCTCGGCCGACGGCGCGCCCTCGGGCGGGGCCCACGCGCCCGCGCCGGGCGCTGCCGGGGCGTCGTCGCCGTCGCCAGCCATCGCGTCGCGGTAGGACAGCTTGATGCCCTGCCCCTGCGCCTTGGTGATCAGGTCATCGGCGGTCTTGCGGATGCCGGCGCGCTGCTGCTTCAGCTCGGCGATCCGGGCGTTCTCCTGCTTGTTGGTCGGCCGGCCGTCGACCCGCGCGCCGTTCTGTATCTCGGTGATCTCGCGGTTGATGTCCTGGATGTCGCCAGCGTACGCCTTAAACTGCGCCTGCACGCCGCGCTCGCCGGTGCGCGCTAGGCCACGCTCGCGCTTGCCGGCCTCCGTAGCAGCCGCGCGGTCGGTGCGCTCCTTCAGCACCGAGTCGAGCCGGTCGCGCATGGCCTCCAGGCTGGCGCGCTGGCGCTCGTCCTTGGCGGCGTCGAGCTGCATCTGAACCTGCGCTCGCAGCTGCTGGCCGTCGCGCATCGCGGCGATCCGCTCGTCCGTGTTCCGCTCCGACGACTCGAGCCGGCGGGTCAGGTCCTCGGACCGCTGGTGCATCTGCTGTACCTGCATGTCGGCGCGCATCTGCGCGATCGCGAACTGCAGCTCCATCTTGCCCTGCGGGTTCAGCAGCGCCTGGGACTGCGCCACGGCCTGGAACAGGGTCTGATCGTCGATGCCCGGGTTCGCCCGCTTGATGCTCTGTGCCAGCTGCTGGACGGTCATCTGGCCGGCCGGCATGCCGGCGCCGGGGCCGGGCTGACCCATCGCCGGGCGGGCCATCGGCTGCTGCGGGGCGGCCGGCGGCGGCCCCGCAGGACCCGGCCCAGGCGCCATCGGTCCCGGGCCCGGCATCGGGCCGGCGGGCGGGCCAGCAGGCGCGGCAGGCCCCATCCCGACCGGCGGCGGGCCAGCAGGCGTCATCGGCACGCTCGGCTGGCCAGGCTGCATCTGCTGCGGCGCCGGGCCCGTCTGGGCGTACGGCAGCGGGCCCGACCCCAGGTCGCCCAGCAGCGCCCGCGCCGACGCCGCCTGGGCCGCCCGCTGAATGCCCAGCTGCTCGAGCTCGCGCGCGCGCAGGGCGTTGATCTGCCGCTGCCCGGCGGTCTGCACCGCCTGCTGGTCGCCGGCGAGGTAGCCGCCCGAGATGCCCGATCCGAAGGCCCCGAGGTTCATGACCTAAATCGTCCCCGGACCAGGGCTCACCGGCATCGCGGTGCCCCAACCCGTGCTCGACGAACTCGGCGAATTGAACCAGCCGCTGACCGTGCTGCCGACGTTGCTGTTGCCCAGCTGCGACAGCGACTGGCCAAAGCCCTGGCCAAGCTGCTGCGACTGGTTGAAGTCGGCCATCTGGCCGCGCTGGCCGAGCGCCGAGGCGTTCTGGCCCAGCTGCATGTACGGCAGCAGGTTGCTGATCACCTGGTTGCCCGGCGACAGCGCGTTGCCGTAGCCGCTGGACACGCCGCCCAGGAGCCCGAGCGTGTCGCGCTGCTGGCCGACATAGGTGCTGTACGGCAGCATGCCCGACTGCATCAGCGCGCTGGCGTCGGTGTTGAACAGGTCGACACCGCCGGCGTAGTTGCGGCCGATGCCCTGGGTCAGCGAGCCGTAACCCTGGGTCGCCGTGTTCTGGCGACCAAGCTGGCGGTCCTGCCAATTCAGGTTGAAGTTGGCGAGCGCGTCGGCCGCGATGCCGGCGCCGTACGGCGTGCCCAGCTGGTTGTTCGCCGCCAGCTGCGCGTTCGTCTGGTCGCGCACCTGCTGCAGCGTGTGGTCGTACAGCGCCTGCTGCGGATCGAACCCGGTCTGCAGGATCTGCTGCGCGTACGGCATCGCCTGGTCGCCGAGCGCGAACATGTTGTTGCCGCGCGCCCCGGCCATGTTGGCCAGCCCGTAGTACGCCGCGCCCGCGTTCTGCGCCTGCTCGATCGCCGCTGGCGCGAACGGGTTGTTGGTCGAGGCGGCGAGCACCGACTGGTAGGCCGGGTCCAGCATACTCGGCAGCGACGTCGCGAACGGCAGCTGCGAGCTCACGATCTGCTGGTAGTTCAGGTCCATGCCCGGCTGGGCCATCGGGATGTACGTCCCCGGCTGGCCGCCGTACGTACCCTGAGCGCCCTGCGGGTTGCCGCCCGACCCCATGAGGCTGCTCGCCCCCGACAGCGCCGTACCGGCGATGGCTGCGATCGCGATCGGCATCTAACGCTCCACCCGCATGGTGACGATCAGCGTGCGCCGATCCGTCTTGCCGTAGTTCTCGACCGAGTGCGGGATCAGGTTGTCGACCGACACCACGTCGCCGGGCTCCATGATCACCTCATGCCCCGGGAACCGGCAGACCACATCCTCGTGCGTCTCCAGCGGCGTCCAGGTCTTGAAGTTCATGAACTCGGCGTTCCAGCAGCCCTTGTCATCGTGCGTGCGGATCTGCTTTCCGCCCGGCACCCGCGTGATCAGGATCGCCCCGACCATCACCGGCTTGACCAGCCCGACGATCTGCCACACCAGCTTTTGGATCTCGGGCAGACGGCGCCATGCCTCGTAGAACACCGGGAAATGCGGCTCGGCGAACTTGTCCGGGCCGGTCAGTTCTTCGCGCGCCCGCGTGCGGACCCAGATATCCGAGCAGCCGTAGCTGTGCGACCACCGCTCGCGCGTGCGCTCCTGGTGCTGGTCCCACAGGTCGTCGTTGCCGCGCAGCTCGCGCGCCGCCGCGGTGACGTCGAGGCTCGCGATCTTCTCGAACTTGCGATCGGCGATCAACTCAGGCAGCCGCATCGTCGCGCTCCCAGGTCAGCGGGTAGTCCTCGCCCGCCTCGAGCGGGTGGATGCAGTACAGCAGCGTGCCGTCGACCAGCGGGACGAAACTGTGCTCCTCGTGCGCCGGCACTTCGATCAGGTTGGGCGCCGAGACCCGGGTGCGCGCCGGCAGCACCTCGACGGCGCCGGCCAGCACGGCAGTCACGTGGCCCTTGTCGTGGCGGTGCCAGTTGACGCGCTCGCCGGCAGCCAGCGGCCCGATCTGCTTGACGAACACGCCGGACACGGCGAGCTCGACATGCGGCATCTGGTCAAGCCGGGGCATCGGCCACCTTCTGCGGCGGCGCCGCGATGTGGATCAGCAGCTGGACGACCGGATACGCCCCGCCGTTGACGGTCGAGCGCGGCAGCCGGTGGTCATACCAGTTGAGGTTGCCCGCCGGTATGTGGGTCCGAGCCCCGCCGACGAACGTGATCGCGTCCGGGTTGGTCACCACGGGCAGCAGGAAGCGCACCACGGTAAGGTCGTCGTCACTCGTCCACTCGGTCGCGCGGCCGGGCTTCACTTCCTCGACGCGCACGCCAAGCAGCTCGGGCAGCGGGTTGTCGATTTGGTCGAGCGCCTGGCGAATGCGCTGAAGCGAGGGCTTAGTGCCATCGAGTTCGGACAGCTCGCCGACCTCGTGCAGCACGTCGCGACGGCGCCACAGCGCAGCGGCGATCGGCCAGATGTGCACGTGCGCGATCGGGCGGAAGCTCATGCCGCCCCCCGGCTAGCGCGCTGGACCGATCGAGTAGAAGGCGTGATTGCCGATCGTGGCCGACGGCTGGCGACCACGCGCCCACTCGGCACCGGTGCCGATGCGCTCGTAGTGGCTCGCGTGTCCGGTCGGGTCATCGACTTCCCCCGTCATCACCGCACGCGCAATCTCGTGCAGCGTCCTGTACTCCTGGCTCTCCATCTTCAGCGCCAGCATCTTCTCGCGGTTCGGATCGGCGGCGTTCCAGCACGAGAACTGCATCGGCTTCATGCAGACCTTCAAGGCGGTGTCGCCCCACCAGTGCGGGCCGCCGGGCCAATCCGCACGGTTGCGGATGACCCACGCCACCGCGCGCTGCCCCATCTCGTCCTCGCCCCGCGCCTCACCCCAGAGGGTACGCGCCGTCACGTCGAGATCGTGGAACGAGACCGGCAGCGGGCCTTGCGTCACGCCGTGCGGCCGGGCAGGCTCCGCGGCGTCGGCGCCGTGCCGGAACGCACCGCGCGCGAGTCGACCGACTCGCTGGGCTTGTCCTTGATCGTACCCTTGCCGTCGCCATTGACGCCGCGCGGGTTGTTGGTGCTCAGGCCCTTATGCAGATAGCCGCCGCTGCTCTTTTTCATCGCCCGTCTCCTACGTCTGGAACATCGGATAGCCCACCGGGATCATGTCCCCATGGGCCGCGACCGACTGCGGATTGCCCGGCGTGCCGCTCGCGAACGCGACAACCAGGCTCTCCCCGCTGTTGGCCCGGATGTCGAGGTCGGACACCACCAGGAACCCGCCGTCGCCGCCCGAGGCACACGCCATGCGCCACTGGTCCAGCACCGTGGTGGCGCTCATGATCTGCAGCAGGCCGCTGCCCGCGGTCGACGCCGCGATCACGCACTGGAGCGAGCGCAGCCGCAGGGTCATGCCCGTGGCCGCGAAGTTGCTGGGCGCCACCTGGGTCGCCCCAGCCGCCGTGCTGGCCGCCGACAGGTTGGTGATGTTCCAGCCGCCGCCCGCCATGTCAGGCCGCCGCCCTCTGCTTCCGCTTGGGACCGTCCGCCGCCGGCGCCGGGGCGTCGGGCGGGGGCGCCCCGTCGGTCAGGCCGATGAACTTCAGACCCGCCGCCGAGGCGGCCGCCATCACCGGATGGCCCGACAACTGCTGCTCGACCTGATCCGCCTGCTGCTGGATCTGCGCCTGGGTCGCCTCGAAGTTCTGGGCGTCGACCTGCTTCTGGATGTCGGCCAGCAGGTTCGCCACCTCCTCGTAGACGCCCTGGCGCACCAGCCGCGCCACCAGGCCGAGGGCCTGGGGGGTCAGCTGGACGTTGTAGAGCGCCGGCTGGAGCAGCTGCATGGGCTAAGCCCAGAGCGGCGAGTGGTAGACGATGGTGCCGGCCGGATCGACGAAGCTCAGGAACTTGACCGGGGTCGAGCTCGTGGTGCCGGCGGGCAGCGAGTTGGCCGTCGACATCGCCACCGCGCCGGTGGCCGTCAGCATGCTCGAGACGCCGATCATCAGGCGGCCGGTGCCCTTGGCGGTCAGCTTCAGGTTCAGGTTGGTGTCCGACCCGGTGGCGGCGATCGTGACCGCGGTGCCGCCGGTCGAGCTGCCGGTGATCGTGATGCCGTCCACGTTGGCGGTGACGCCCGCCACCGTCAGGCCCGCGCCGGCCAGGGTCGACGCGCCGCCGATGCCCACGTTGCTGGTGCCGACCGCGGACAGGACCAAGCCCACGCTGGTCTCGGCCGCCGGCCCGCCGGGGGCGATGCTGATCGGGCTGCCCGAGGCACCCGCCGTCAGGGTGATCAGGTTGATCGCGCTCGTGACCGAGGCGATGTTCAGGTTCGACATCGGCCCGGCGCCCGTCGGCGCGAGGGTGGCGTTCAGGCCGCTCGCCCCGCTGATCAGGGAGTTGAGGGTGCCAATGACCTGGCTCGCCTCGGCGTTGGTCGAGGTCGAGGCAACCAGTGCGATCTGCGCCATAGTGGAACTCCCGCTTTTGGGGCCGGCAAAGCGGCCAGCACGCTAGCACGTTTATCGATCGATTAATAGCCGCCGTCTAGGGGAGGTGTGTCAGCACCTTGAACATGGCCCAACCTATTGTGCAGCCGCCCAAAATCACCGCCCCGAAGGTCGCCATGATGATCTTCTCGATGCGGCTCAGCCGGTCGTTGGTGGTCCCGTGCCGCTGGGCGCACAGGGCCTCGTGGCCATGCCGCCACTCGTCCAGCGCCTCGACCGTCGGACCGGCGTGCCGCTCGTCGCCACCCCAGGACATGGCGCTATCACCGGCGCCGGGCATAATGCCCTCGCCCTGCGGGGTCGGCGGGTGGGTCGGCACGTCCTAGGCGCGTCGTGTCCATGCGGGTAATCCCCCGTAGGTTGTCGGGCGTTCCAGCGCCCGGTAGCCCCCGCCGCTGCGGGTATCCCTGCATCACGTCTTGTCGATCTCGAACGCGATCATGTGGCTGGCCGACGACGCACTGCTGTTGCTCGACAGCTGCACGCTGACCGCGGCGCCCTGCGCAACCACCACCGACGTGGCGGTGTTGCTTTGCGACGAGGCAGTCGCGCCAGCGATCGTGCACGACAGGCCGGTGGTGCTGCCCGCCACCCGCAGCGTGTAGACGACCGTGCCGCCGGCACCCACGTTCAGGTTCGACGACGTGAACATGTTGCGCATGCGGCAGGCGTAGGGGGCCAGGAACGCGACCACGTTCTCGGTCACGCTGGTGCCGTTGCCGGCCCCGGCGAACTGTGTGGTCGCGGGGGGCAGCGTCGCGCCGCCGACCGTGCCGAACACCAGCGTCGCCGGCACGCCGGTCGTCTGGCCGGTGCCGCCCTGCCCGGTCGAAAGCGGCGTCGACAGCGCCGACAGCGACGTGATGTCGTTGTTCGCCCCGTTCGCCGCGCACCCGGTGTTGCCGTTGTTCACGATCTGGTTGAAGTTCGCCATAACCTGCGTGGCGTCGGCCGTCTGGCCGTTCGTCAGCGTGTTCGGCATCGAGCTGAAAATGGTCATGTCAGCGAACTCCCCGCGCCCAGGCTTCGCGCGCCGCCTGCGCCGCCGCCGGTACTTCCTCGCGCTGCATCACGCCGCGCACCCACCACTGCCGAACCCCGCGCACCATCGGCGACACGCCCTCGGCGTCGGGGTACGTGACCGCCGGTCCGTCCTCGCGGTGCCGCTGGTTCTCCTGGAACCACTCCTCGACGCCGTTGCCCCAGACGATCGCGGGGGCGCCGTCGCGGTGGACCTGGTTGCCGCGGTACCACCAGCGCGTGCCGTCGGCGTACGTCACCGCCGGCGCGTCGTCGAACGAGTGCATCATCCCGGCGACACCCGAGAACACGTGCCCCTCGACGGTGGTGAAGCTGTAGCGCTCGCTCATGGAACCCCCGACCGCTGATAGCCGAGATCGCGATACCGCATGTACAGGTTGCCGATCCCGAGCCCGTTCAGGAGCGTGCCCGTCATGGCGATGCTCGACTGCTTGAAGACCACCGGCACATGCCAGTCCAGCGTGCGCTGGGCGAAGTAGGTCGTGCCGCCGCCCCACGGAGCCCCGCCCCACACAAAGCCATTCCACAGCGTTGCGCTGACGCCCGTGCCCTGCAGGTAGACCGTGTCCAGCGCGGTGCCCGCCTCGTTGAGCGCCTGCACCGTGACCTGGCTCGCGGCACCGGGCAACATCACGCCGACCGACGTCTCGACCATCTGGTTCGCCGACATCTGCTCGTTGTCGGGCAGCAGCACCGTCGTGTAGGTGAAGCTCATCGACGCGCCGCGCTCGGTGTAGACCGACGACGACGACGGCTGCACGTCGCTGCGCATCAGCAGGCCCGGCACCGGCGTGCCGCCCCACAGCCCGACGCCCCACAGGAAGGCGTTCCACAGCGTCGGCGTGCTGAAGCTGCTTTGCAGCGACACGTTCGGGAAGCCGACGAAGGTGTTGCCGTTGCTGGTCTGCCACGCCTCGAGCACGGTCCAGGGGCAGGTGTGCGGCCCGCTCCACGACTTGTTGTCGAAGTCGAGCCACCATTCCTGGGTCGGCTGCCCGGTGATCGCGCCGTTCTTGACCGTGACCCGCATGACGTTCTGGCTGAACGCCCCACAGATGCGCGTCGGGTTGACGGCGTACAGGAACGGCGTCTGCACCCCGGCGCCGTTCGCGCCGATGGGCTCCGACACCTTGGCGTAGGCGTCGATGATCCGCAGCCCGTCGGGCGCGATGAACGCGGTGCCCAGCGGTGTGTTGCAGATGCTGTTCGGCGCGAGCGTGCCGACCGACGCCGTCAGCGCATTGCTGGTCAGGTTGGTGGTCGTCGGGTCGCCGGTGATCTGCTGGATCTGGGATGCGCCCTGGAACGCGAACAGCGCCTGGATCGCGCCGCCGGTCGTGGTCGATACCAGCGCCTGGCCGGTCAGCGCCGTGACGTTCAGCCCGTTGCGGAAGGTCAGCGCCTGGCTGGTGTTCGTGATGATGCAGGGGAACCCGCTGTCCGACAGCTGCACGCCGGTGCCAACCGCGAAGTAGGCGCGGCCGTTGAACTGCGCCACGTCGACCGGCGTCGCCGTCAGGCTGACCGTGTTCGTGTCGCCCGCCCCCCACTGCGGCGCGGTCGCCGTGCCGCCGGTCACCGTCAGCGTCACGCCACCGCCGCCGCTGGTCGTCGCCTGCGAGATCGTCACGCTGGTCGCGGTGAAGCTGACGACGGTCGTGCCGGCCGGGATGCCGGTCCCGCTGATCGCCATGCCGGGCTGCCAGCCTGCGGTGATCGGGCTCGTACTCAGCGTGTCGATCAAGGTCGAGGTGTGGGTCGTGCCGGTGATCGTGTTCGACGTGAAGCCCGAGATGTCGAGCCACCCGAACTTGGTGGCGCCGCCCGGGAAGCCGGGATGGCAGACGATCACCCGGCTGGCCACCATCGCCATGCGCGGCGGCGTCCAGTCCCCCGTCGTCGCCTGCGTCGTCGGCAGGTTCGCCGCCAGCATGCCGCTGATCGTCTGAAAGCTGTTGGTCGCCAGGTTGTAGGCGAACGGCTGGTCCTTGCCGGCGAACAGCCCGGACGAGATCATGCCGTAGGCGATGTCGCCGACGATGCACAGGCAGGTGCCGGCGGTCGGCGAGGTGAAACTGCCGAATGGCGTGAGTTCCACGGTCGCGGGCCGGCCGACGAACAGACCCTTGGTGGTCGGCGCCTGGATTAGGTTGGTGAGGGCCGACATGGCGCCGGTGAACGAGTTGGTGCCGTCGAGCGAGTCGGAGACACCGCGCGGCATCCACTTCAGCGCGCGACCGGGGCGGGGCGTTGGCATCAGGCAGCACTCGACAACCGGGTCGCGCGCGCGACGTATTCCGCGATCAGGAACAGCTCCTCGGCGGTGGCGTCCCGCTTGATCCAGTTGGCCCGCATCGAGATCACGCACACGTTGCCCTTGACGTAACCCAACTCGGGCACGATGCGGTCAAGGCTCGGCGAGTTCGGGTGGAAGCCGCGGCGACCACGCACGGTGGCCTCGATTGGGATGCCGAGCACCGGGCACACGGCCGGGATCACGATGTCCGACGGCTCGATGTTGAACGGCAAACCCAGCTTCTTTGCCCGCTGGCGCGCGTTGTAGAACAGATAGATGCCGGGGCGCTTGGCCGCCCACTCGCGCGTGGCGGCCTGTCGCTTCTCCTGGTGCGCCTTACGGTGCTTGCGCTGCGCCGCGCGATGCGGCTCGGGGTTCTCCCGACGCTTCTTCGCGGCCCACACGCGATTTTCCTGCCGGTGCGCTTCGGGGTTGGCGAGACGCCACCGCTTCGCCCACTCGCGTTTCTTGCGCAGCTTTTCCTCGCGCGACTGCGCCATCACCAACCCACCGTTTTGGTATTTGGCAATCGATCAAAGTTTCTGCTGAACCGGCGGCGGTCCATCTTGACCGACTTCGCCCGGTTGTCCGCGTCGTTCGCCTTGCGCAGGTAGCGCGTCAGCATCTCGTCGGCGGTCGCGTCGAACGTCTTCTCTCGCGCGTCGCCCGAGATGCCGCACAGCCGCGCGGTCAGCTTCGTGATCAAGTACGCCTGGAACGGGAACCACGGCACGGTCGCCGAGCCTTCCGGCGTCGTGATGTCGGTCGGCTGCTTGTAGTACCGGATCATGTAGCTGTACGCGCCCGACGGCGGCGGCCACACCACGAACACCGGCGGCGACTGCGACAGGTCGGTCGCCATCAAGTACGGGTAGGACTGGTTCCCGGCCTGCTGCACGAGGCTGTCGAACTCGGCCAGGTCGCACGGGGTCAGCAGATAGGCGACCCCCTGCAGGAACCACATCGCGTCGCCGTAGATGCAGCGCTGGTAGTCGCTCGGCAGGGAGTACGGCCCGCTGCCAAGCTGCAGGTTCGGGTAGACCGACGTCGAGGTCAGCGACGGGTTGAACGTGCCGGTCGCCGTGCCCTTCGCCTGGTCAAAGTCGAAGGTCTCGGCCAGTTCCTCGAGGATCGTGTTGAGCCACTGGCCGGCGAACGAGACGCCCGTGCTAGGCGTCTGCGCGTAGCCGGGAACGCCGGCGGCCTGCGCGGCGATGGCACAGATCTGCGCCGCCGTGTAGGCCATGCATCATCCCACGCTCAGTTCGGCGATTTCGTCGCGCTTGGCCTTGAGGTTGCGCTGCCAGGTGGCGTCCAGTTCCTTGAACTGGCGCTCGCCTTCCTCGACCTCGGCCTTGAGCTTGGCGACCTTATCCTGCCCACCCGCGACGATCTCGGCCAGCCGGCGCAGCTGCGGCGTTTCCTTGAACGTGCCGCGGCGGTTCTCGTTGTGGTCGGCGACCGCGTCGTCGTGCGCCTTGCGGTGCGACCCGATCATCACGTCGAGGTCGGCGACCGCCGTGTCCAGCTCCTGCTGCTTGAGCCGCTGCACGTTCGGCCGGTCCTCGACCATGCGCCGATACGCGCGCTCCATCTCGGCCAGCTCGTGCTTGGCCTTCTGGCGGTCGACCAGCTGGAACAGACGATCCGAGATCGCGATCTGCTCGGCGAAAGTCGCATCCTGCGGAACGTGGGTCAGCAGCTCGACAGCCTGGTCGGCGCCGAAATTCTTCTGCACCCGGACGTTGATCACCGCAGCGGCGGGGGCGGCGGGCCTGTCCTGGGGCGGCTTGTACGTCGGGACTTCCGCGAGCTTGGGGGCGGCGGTCATACCGGCACCCCCGGCACGAAGTTGCGTCCGACGTCGGCGCCCGTCACGCCCTCACCGCGCTCGGCGAAGGTCGCCTTGCCGGTCGCCCGGTCGCTGTGGCTCTTGGTGTAGAAGTCCACCGGCTTGCCGTCGCGCCGGGCCTCCTGCTGCCAGCCGCGGAACTCGACCTCGCGCATCCCGTCGACCACGTGGCGCGGCAGGTGCACGGTCTGGCCGTTGATGAACACCGAGCGGTTGATCAGGTGGCACGCCTGCGGGCCGCCCGGCAGGTTCACCGTGTGGAACACCAGCTCGTCGAGCCGCGGGATGCCGGTGCGCAGGCCGTCCTGCGCGCGCAGCCGATCCTTGGCCTGGTTGAGATACTGCCGGCGCAGCGCTTCCTTGCGATCCTCGGCGACCTCCTCGAACGCCTCGAGGTCCAGCGCCGCCTTCTCCTCGGCGGTCAGCTCGATGCGATCGACCTCGGCGGCGTAGTTCTTCGGCGCCTCGGCGCTCGCGGTCGGGCGCTCGTCCGCCCGCGCCGCGCGGCGCTCGTCGCGCAGCTTCTCGGCGATGGTCTCGACGATCACGCGCTGCCAGCGCTTGCCGGCCGGCCCGGTGTATAGCTCGGGCCCGTTGATCTCGTTGAACACCGCGACGCTGTCCGCGCCCTCGCGCAGGCGACGGCGGATGTAGTCGGCGCGCGGCTCGCCGTTCTTGAGAACGACGGGCTGGAAGTTGCTCGGCTTGGCCATGTGGCTCCTACGAGTGGGTGAAGTTGCCCGCGGTTACGGCCGACCCGCCGCCCGCGCTGGAGGTGCCGGCTGCTTGGTTGATCGTCAGGCTGGTGCCGCCGGCAGCGATCGAGGTGATGAACGTGCCCGCCGAGAACATCGAGCTCGCCACGACGGTCATGCCGGGGAACCAGCCCGACGCCAGAACGCTGGTCGTCATGGTCAACGCCGACCCGCCGCTCGCCCACGTGCCGGTCGCGCCGGCCGCCGAGGCGACCGCGTTGTACGGCAGTGCGAACACGGCGCCGCAGGTCGGGTCGACGCAGACCCAATCGTTCGGCTGCAGCTGCAGCGTGCCTCGGCTCGGGACGTACAGCGTGCCGCCCTTCCCGAGGGCGACGATCGGCCGCTGCACGCCCGAGTTGGCGATCACCTGGGCGTCGAAGATCAGCGCGTTGATCGACGCCACGTCGGCATCCGAAAGCGTCGGCAACCACTGAACTGCGGTCAGCGTCGTCGTCGCATTCGTGCCCAGGGTCTTGGTGGTCATCAGCGATTACCCGAAGGTGCTGGTGAAGGCCGACGCCGACTCGATGCGTGCACCGAAATTCTGGTTGAGCACGATCGTGCCGTAGGTCGTCTTCCAGCCGATCACGCGCAGCTGGTTCAGCGGGTCCGACTTGTCGGCCCGGTCCAGCCAGGTGATCTGCACGTCGCGCAGCTTGACCTGGCCGTAGAAGCCGCGGCCGAGCACGAAGGTCGGGTAGACCGTGACGCCGGTCGCCGGCGCCGACGGCGGAACCTGCGCGGTGCCGACCGCGGTCAGGGTCACCGTGGTGCTGCCGGCGAGCTGGGTCGCCTGGCCGGCCAGCGGGCCGACGGTCGGGCCCGAGGCGCAGGCGGCCAGGTTGGCCATCGTGGTCGAGCCCGCGACCGAGATGTAGACGTTCCAGGTGAAGCCGGCGGTGGCCGGGGTCGTGACCTGGATCGAGCCGGCGCCCGAGCCGCCAACCACCACGCCGGTGGTCACCTGCAGAATGCGCGACTCGTACTGGTTCTGGGTGTCCGACCCGGTGACCTGGATCGCGTAGGTGCCGGACGGCAGCGCGCCGCCCGAGGCGAAGCCGGTCGCGGTCGCCGAGGCGACGCCGGTGAAGGTCGGCACCATGTTGGTGTCGCACCAGCGGGCACCACCCCACTCGCCGGCCTCGTAGTTGTAGAGCCGGTTCAGGTCGCTGTACGACCAGGCGTTGATGACCTGCGGGTTCTGGCGGAAGTCGCCGACCACCAGGGTGTGCATGATGCCGGCGTAGTGCGGCATCTTGCGGGGGCTGTCGCTCGCGCGCGCGCCGCCCTGCTCGGCGCTGATCTTCTCGTCGGTCATCTCGTCGCCCATGTAGCGGGGCGCGCCGAGGGTCTTGAGCGCCGCCACGGTGCGGATGACCGTGGTGGGGTCGAGCACGTCGCCGGCCTGCAGCGAAGCCCGCGACCCGCGCGAGTTCACGAAGTTGACCTGCGTCCCCGACATCAGGGTGTTGAAGGTGTTGCGCTCGAGCGTCTCGCCGACCTGCAGGCCGACCAGGTCGTTGGCGACCTTCATCAGCGGGTGCTTGGTGGTGAGCTCGGCCTGGTCGGTGATCGTGACCTTGTCGCCCCACTGCGTGGCGGTGACGGTGACGGTGCTGACCGTCATCGACTCGCCGATGGGCGGCACGCCTTCCGAGAGGGCGGCGAACGGCAGCGGGATGCGGTTGTACCGCACCGCGGTGTAGACGAAGCCGCGGCCCTCGGGGAGGGTGAGCGGATCGCCGAACTGGTAGGCGACGAGCTGACGCCGGGCGAGGGGCAGAACCTCGTCGGCAATGAAAGCTTCGATATCGGCGGTAAATGCGCCAGATGCGTTGGTCGCCACTGTCGGCCTCCTCGCTTAGACGCCGACCTCGCCGGCCGCCGTCAGAACTTCACGTCACCCTTCTCCAGGCGATCTCTCGCGCTGGAGCTCGACCGACGGCCGCGATCGCTCGGCGTGTCCGAGCCACCGCCGCGACCGCGGCGAACCGTCTCCCGGGCGATGGCCCCTTCGGCTTTCCGACGCTGCGCAGGCGCCGCGCGCGATCGGCGAGCCATGGCCACTCGGCCCAGCACGAGCTGGAGTATCGTTTCACGCGGGACGTGGGTGCCCTTGCCCCAATGCTCCGCGTGGATCTTCTCCACCTCGTCGGCGTAGCGCGAATAGAGCGGGTCCGTTCGCGCTGCCGCCTTGAACTCTGCCCGGTCGCTTGTGTTCTGCT